TTTACTGCTTTCTTTTTAGTTGCCATATACTCTACTTCTCATTTCTTTTGCATTTTGATCAATGCTTTGCGTAGAAAGCTCTACATCTGTACGCTTACCCATAGTAGACATCATATACATATTTGTAGTAAATATACTTTTTGAAGCTTTCTTACCGCACTTCTTACAATAAAACCACCCTTCTTTATTAGGATGGTTACAATGTATACATTTCTTTTTCATAATTAATCCTTTTATAGTTTTGGGGAGGAACTTTTATTGAACCTCCCCACAGTACTATAAACTGTTATCCTTATGTATTCGGATTAATTGTTAGCACTAGCAGTTCCATTTGCCACACCACTAACGTCAACAGCTTGACCACTTACTTGCCAACTTGTACCATCAGACATTATTCTAATGTATGTTTGACCAGCACCGGAATCAGCGTTAACAGTTAATTGATCGTGACTTGAACCATTAAATGTTACTGCTGACTGAGCATCAACTTCTGCATCAGATACAAAACCAATGAAGTACTCATGGTCATCACTAGTATCTTTTGCATCAAAATCAACATCGCCAGTAGCAACTGTCTTCACAGCTATGTCGTAATAAACACCATCGTTTCCATTAGCAAGTGGCAACTTTACGCTACAAGCCGCAGGGGCATCTATTAACAAACAAGAACCTGATTGATCAGCATTTAATGTCATTCCACCCTTGATAGAAATAAGTTTAATTCTATCTTCACCGTATGAACTGCTATTTTTATTTAGGCTATCTGCTCTCATCTTATACTCCTTCTAGGTTGTATAATGCGTGAGACTCAGGTAGTGTAACCTCAAGACCAGCTTCAGTTAAGATCATGTCTTTTCTTAGATCTTCATCAGCCGCTTGCACGTTAGTCATTACTTGTGTATCACGATTAATACCGTTACCAATTAAAGGTCTGTAAGCAACTTGACTCATATCAGCCATTAGCATAAATCCAGAAGCAATACCTCTAAATAGAGGTTCTTTAACTAGATTTAACCTTCCATGAATAGTATCAATAACCATCACACTATGACCGAAAGCACCTTGCCTTGAATCGAAATTCATACGATAAGGCATATTTCCAGATGAACCAATAGATGCATCTAAGAAATTACCATCACCTAACTTGTTAAAGTATGTGATAACTGGTAGCGAGCAAAGCACTAGCTTATCAGAAGCACCACCACGAGCTGGATCAAAAATAACTTCAAGATCCTTTAGTAAGCTATCATAAGTTAGCTCGCCTTCGTCAATGGTTTTATGATAAGCACTTCCTGATGTGTAACTGAAACTAGCACTGGTTGCATCAACAGGTGATACATTTTTTAAAATGTGACCCACTAAACCTTCAGTGTATTGTATTCCATTTACACGAGCTTTTTGACCGAAGAGCATAGCTCTTTCAATGTCAATCTTATGCTCACGAAGCTTGTTTGACCAAATACGACTCCACTCATCGGGATAACCACGATAGCGTGTAGCGTATGCTGTGTTTGTCATTTCAGCCGCTGTTTTAAAGATCTGAGTATACCCATAACCATCTTCAAGTTCACTTGACCAGACGTCTGGAGAACCAGAACCTTCTTCAAATGAAGTTCCAATAATTTGAGCTGGATCTTCAGCAGTTATTGTTCCACTTCCGGTAGCCGCTGATACATCAATTACTCTTCCTGTAAATGAAGAATCACTAGCTCCATGAGTTATTGCTGAATCTACTCTTACTAATGCTTGACCGTAACCGTTAGTATCGTCTACTGTTTTTACAGCGAAAACCATACCTTTAACTAAATATTCAACAGCCGCATCGCCAGCCGTATCAACAGTGAAAGAATATGAAGATCCTGCAGAAACTGCACCGGGTGCAGTCTTAATAACAAAAGAACGATCTGAAAAACTAATTTTATTTCTGTTTTCCAAGTAACGGAATACTGGGTCATCAGTAGGAGCTTTAGCCACTTTATTTAAGTAGACGAAAAATGGTGACTCTTCAGGAGTCAATTCGGCAACTCTGTCACCGAAATTAAAAATTCGTCTTCTATCAGGGGCTTGCCCTACACCAGCACTAGAAGTAGAAGCTGTTATATCGCTGGACTTTAATGATCCAGTATTATATGATATTGCCATTTATATACCTCTTAGTACGTGTTATTATTATGGTAAAGCCGCTCCACCACCTGTGCTCATAATACTATCAAATACTTTATCTGCATCAGTCTTTGGAGACTGAGGAGCTTGTCCTTGAAGTACACCAGCAGTTCTGGGTGCTTGTTTAGCCGCATTTACCGCTTCCATTGTATCGTTATTCGCAACAGAAGTACCGCTTTGCATCTGCCAGAGCTTTACTAAGTTATTCAAACCTACTCGCTCCTTTGGTTGGGTAGTAAACTGCAAGAAGTCTTGGATGTCATTATCTGACAACTTATATGTTCCTCGTAATTCATTTACCGTATTTTGCATTTGCATCTCAGCCTGCATCTGTTGCTGTTGCTGGGCTAACCTTTCAGATACCAATTGATCAACTTTGCTATTAATCTTTTGATTAACATACTTACCTGATTCAGAGTTATCATTTGTAAAGGCATCCCAAGGATTAAAGTCATCAACAGCGGGAGCTACTTCTTGAGTGCTCTGGTTTTGACCTTGTGGGTTAGCTATACCGTCTTCAAGAGTTTTTACAAGATCAGGTCTTTGCTCTAGTAATTGAAGTAGTTGAGCACCTTGTTGCAACTTTGCATTCTCGGCTTGAGCACGATCATACATAGATTGAAACTTCTTTGCTTCTGCTTCGTAATCTACAGCAGGGGCTTGTTCTTGAAACTCCTGTTGGGTTGTATCCACCTCTTCTTGGATGGACTGTTCATTGACGATATCTTCCACGAAGGCTTCATTACCGCCTTGTATTCCGCTTTCGATACTTGTTTCCTGTTGTTCTAATGTAGACATATATTCTCCTTAGATGTCTCGTTAGGCTTTTGGAGTGGAACTAACTTCTCTCTGAACATCTTTCAGATTACCAGCTAATTTCTCCACCTCGAGCTTCACCTCGTTTTCTAGTTTGCTACGTTGTACCCTTCTATCAGCTTTAGATTCAGAATTGATCTCGTTAAGTCTAGATTTAAACTTCTCGACCTCAACTCTTTTTCTATCACTGACAGACTCTCTTTGGGCTGTCTGCAAGTCACCTTGCAAATTCTTTATTTGTTCTTGCATAGCCTGCATTTGTTGTTGCATTAATTGCTTTTCTTCAGTTCTACGCATAATACCTTCCTTATCAAATATTTCTGGATTCTTCTTGAGAACCTCATAACGATCCACGATACCCATTTGAAATGCCTCAAGATATACAGAAAGTTCTGCATATTTATTAGAAGGCATAGTAGAACCGGGTTCAATTCTGATATCATGTTGATCTAAAATGTGTCTATCTTTCTTTAAATCTAAGACTGCACCACTAACATCTGTATAGAAGTTAGCCATTACTTCCGTAATGTTATTGTTAGGCTGTGCCAACCTAAAAATCTTTTTATAGGTGTAATGTCCTTTGGATAAATTATAAATAACCTTACCAAGTTTGTTAATACTAAATTCAATGTCTCTTAGCTTAGATTTAGGTCTTTCACTACCCAATGCGATCATTCTTTCTGTCGCCCTGACTGTCTCAGGAGCTTTATCAGCAAAGCCATGCATCATTTCTGGCAGACCAAAAATAAAATCTATATAGAACTCTGATTGTTGTATTAACCTATAGAACTCACCAGCTAATGGTTGTGGTGCTGGATAGTGTGGCTCACCTTGTGATGAATCAACTTCTATCACTGCATTTGGATTTGCCCAGTCTTTTTCTAACTGATCAATATCATCTACACTACCTAATGGTACTAGAAGTTTTAGTCCCGCAGATGCTTGGGCATGTGAAAGGGCTAAAGACCAAAGCTTGTTTAATAATCTCTGCATTGGTCTAGCTCTGGATACATCGCTCTTGGGATAGGGGGTAGATGTCCAGATATTCGGTAGCGGGACTATTGGATACTCGTCAGTATTTAAAATCTGTTCATATAGTACTACTTCACCTAAACTAGCACAAACCTTTACTCTAGTCTGTAGTACTTCAATTGCTGTGAATGCACCTATTTCAAATGCTTCAGCGTTTTCTGATGCAAACTTTAGGTATTCTTCTTGCGATAAGATATCCTCTTCCTGAGACTGCATATCTATAATACGATAGTATGGAACTTTTATTTTGTAGAAACGTTCCAGTATCTGATACTTCTTAACTTCAAAATAATCTTTGTCCTTTACTTCTGCTGGAGTAAATACATTCATTGAGTTTCTATTTTGAGAAGATGGATAATCTTCTTCATCGTATGTAAATCCAGATATCTCTCGTATTAGTCCGGGTATCTCTTCTCCAGTCTCTGGATCAATACTATCATTTAATTCAGGGTAGAGGTTAACGACCTGCTCACCAGTAAGGATGGTAGAAAGGATAAGACCATCCGAGTCACTAAACCAACGATCTCTTGAGCTGGGAGATGCGTAAACCCTAAAAGGATCTAGATAGGTGAACTTGACATCACCTCTACCGAAATCTGATTCGCCATCAATATAAGCATACAAATAACCCATACCAGTAACAGCATAGTCTTGTATTGCTTGCTTCATCTGCCAGTCACCATCTGACTTTTCCCATACATATCCCATGATAGATCTCCACAAGTTAGCGACTTGTACATCAGAATCTTCTCTAGGAGTAATTGTAAATGCTGGAGGTCTAGATGTTAATACTGCTTTAAATTTTTCTATTGCTGAAGATACCCTGTCCATAGGTATATCAGCTTGATTACGTTGTGCTAGTTCATCAGATTCATCATTGGTAAAGTGGTTACCAAGATAGAAGTCTATATCTTTCCTAGCTTCTGTATCCCATTCAGAACGAGCATCTCGCCACTGGCGATACAACTCTTCATTTTGTAAAGCTCTTGGATCTTGATCCATTAATTACCTTCTGGAAAATATGTAGGGTCTATCATTTCTTCTTTATACTTTTGCATAAAGTTTTCTTGTACTGGAGTATTTGGAAAAAAGAAAAGCTCATTTGGTGATCTTTCTATTCTCATAGCGTCTCCTGACATTTGTTTTATCAAAGAATCTAACTTTAAAGAGTCTAAGGAATTTCTAGCAGTATCCGCTACCAACTCTTCTCTCTCTGCTTGTAGATTATTTTTTAAAGCATTATAGTATGCACCAAACTCACCCCAGTTACCAGATGCTGGATTTTGATTAGGTCTTTGATCGAAAGGTACAAAAGCATTTCCAACATTTCCTAATGCACCTGCTTCAGCTCCTGCTTGTAAAGACTGTAAGTACTGCAACATCATAGCATCATCTTGAACTGCACCACCTTCTTGATAACCATACTTATTTTTCTTTTCAGCCATGCCACCTTTCATAAAACCTAATAGATTTAATAGACCTGTTCTTGGTTTTTGATATTGACTATAAAAGTTTTTTCTATTTCTTTCTAGTAAATCATACATATTTGGAGCTTCCCCTTCATACTCTCTTGGATCTTCTCCCAAATCTGTGCGATCTCTATTAGGATCAAAACCAAATAAAGATTTATATTCTTCTTTTGGTTCTAAGCCTAATTCTTTTTGCATTTCCCTGCGTTGTCTATTACCATATAATCTGCTTTGATCATCTTCCATTGCTTGATAAGATTTACTATTTTGTATTTGTTCTCTTATTTCAAATAATTTTTTTCTTTCTTCTTCACTTAATAAATTCCTAGGATATTTATCTAATTGAGATGGTATCTTACTTGCTGAATCAACTCTAATTCTTTTCTCTAAATCATTTCTTCTTTCATCAATTTTTTCTTCAAACCTTATAAGTTTTCTAGCTAATCTTTTTTCGTTTTCAGGTACTTTAAAATTAGGATTATTTTTAAATACACTTTCTTCTCCCGGAGCATCATACACACCAGACCTATTTAAGAACTCAAACATTAATTCTCTATCTTCAGGAAGAAAACCAATTAAATTAGTTTTTGCTCTTATAGATTCAGAGTTATAATGATCTAAATATTTTTGCTCGTGAGGTCTTAATATATCCCTACCGTATGTTTGACCTTCTTCAATCTCTCCAAAAAAATTTCTTTTAGGCTGACTACCCATTTCACCTGCCATTGGAGGTTCATAATATGACAGTTGTTCTAAAAAATTAACAGGCTCTGCTCTTCTTAATTGCATATCTAATACAGAACCACCATCCTGCATGTAACCCATTTTATTTCTAACTTTTTCAGGGAGTTTAGCAAGTCCGGGGTTGTCATCTGGTACTGGTTTTAGATTACCATGAGCCTCACCACCATGTTCGTAACCCATTATCATTTGATCCCTTACCTTACCACCATGTTTATAAGCCATTACTTTACCGCCACCATACATGCCAGTCATGTTCTTTAGTGTAGCCATAGCTATCAATCTATCTATTTCAGAATGACCACCAGCTTCAGGCATATCATTTAATTTTTCCAAAATGGGTACTCCTATCATGTCCACAGCTTCTTTGCGAATAACAAATTCACCGGGAGTTAACATTGCTTTAACTGTGTCTGTCGTACCCGGCATTAGTCTCTAATCTCAAAGTGAGGAAAATCATCGAAACGATTGTCCATTACGTTAAAATCCATATCCCAGTCACCGCCCCATCTTAGATTATAACCCATGCTCCTAGCAATGCCGATAACAAACCCAGCGAAAAGAGTCTGCCTTTCTCTATCTTCCCAGTCCACAGGATAAGGGGTAACGTCAACGGCTTTAGAAGGACTAGAGTTGTGCCTACCATTAGGATACTTGACTTTAGTACGACCTTCATCATATAATTTATTTTGCCTTTCTTTGCTTCTATGTCCTTCTAAAATAGAACAGTCCACATGTTTGATTACTTCATTGAATACTTCCTGTAAACGCTCATCACAGGTAGCTAATCTAGATTTTGATCTTTTAGAATATCTCGGCATGTGGATTTGAATTTAAATATAAGTCACGCATAAACAAAAGACAAATAATATTTTTATGCACGAGATCCAGTCATCCAATTATAGGCTTTCTTTTTGATCCTTCTAACAGGACTAGCCTCTTCATTTAGTAATGATTCTCGTTTAGTTCTAGTACTCTTAGGAGCTTTAGCAAAATAGTCTGCATAATACAACGCATCCATTACATCATCGTTTCTCGGCTTAGGATGTTCAAAGAACTCATCTACCAGCTCTGTCATTTCTCTTCTAATGTAAAGCTTTTTAGAGTTAACAATAACTCCTAAGCTTGTTTCAAGCCTATCTTGCTTTTTTATTCTAGCGGGTGGCTTAACCCCTTTGAAGATTCCGGGCATCAATCTTTTCTCACTAGCAGACATTCTGGTTACCATGTCTCTGACCATTTCCTGTGCCGCTACTGTTTCTATCGTTACTCTTCTTACAGGGTTATACTTGTTTGCCAGCTTGATAATTTCTTGTGGTACATCAAATGTAGGTATTCTTTCTCTAAAGTACTCTAAGACATAACGGTTATTATTAGAATCTATTGCCATGACCAGTATCACTTGAAAGTCAGATGTCTCTGATGCTGTAGCCGCTAGGTCAACCCCAATGTAAATGTTCACTGGTATAGCATCTTCACCATCTATCAGATAATTAAACTTGTTACGACATTCTACCTGCCCATTAAAATATTGTATTCTATCTATTTTAAATGCGGCATTGGATATATCCCTAGCATCATTCATGTACTCCTGTGCAAACTTGTTTACCAGACCAGCTTCAATAAACTCCCTTTTCTTTGCTTCTAGCTTTTTTAAGGAGAATTGTTCTTTCCAGATAGATTTGCCATCTTCTATTGCCCTTTTGAATGTTACGTTCCAAGGATACTCCCTGCCTTCTTCTCTTGCTTTGTTGTTACCATCTAGTACAGTTTGTAAGAAACTATCAAAGTGAACTATTGTACCTGCTAACCATATCCACCCTTCTCTACCGGGTGTTTCCTCTAATGCAGGATATACTGTAGATACGATCCATTTCTTAATATCTGCTCTACGCTCTGGTGTTTTCGTATTTAACTCTGATTCAAAGTCATCTAAGATGATACCAGTATAACGAACATCTACCTCTGCACGACCCCTAAGTCTTTGAGAAGTACCTTTTGCTATCAACCTATCTCCTTTGGGTGTTACGATATCCTTTTCAGTCCAACGTTTTCCAGCCGCTCCTCCATCTAGATTCCCAAAGTAGTAACGAAGTCTTTTGTTCATTTCAAAATGATTACGCAAATACTTTAAATGATCAATAGACTGACTTTGTTCTTCCGATACCCAAGCAATAAAGTGTTGTTCGTCTTCTCTGGCAAATACCAGCTTATGCATGATAGCGGCTTTAGATAGTATAGATTTACCAAACCCCCTAGGCATGATAATACAACTACGACTACCGGGCTTGGATGATATTAGCTTATCTGCTACGTCAAAATGAAATGGTGGGGATGCAGACTTTTTAAGAAAGTCATTTGGTAAGAAAGCCCTACCAAAGTAAATAAGATTTTTATAGGATTTGGCTAGTACCTCATCCCGCTCTTTCATTTCAGATGGGGATGGATTAATATTAAAATTGTCCATTATTTGCGTTATTTAGCGTTTTTATTGGAAAATGATATATTGTATCTAGTATTACCTACTTGTAGCGTTTTAGGGCTAGTATAGCTCCAAATAGAGCTAGTCTGTGTATTCCAATAAGTATCGTTTACCAATACTGATTTAACTACCACTGGTAAGTTCTTTCTTTTTTTCAGATAACATACCCTGTTCAAATGCTTTTAGTTTCTCTTTACTAAAGCCAGTAAACTCTTGTATCAGTGCAATAGACTCTGATTTCTTTTCTGTATTTAGCATACCTGATATTTTCATTAATGTTTCTAATGCTCTAAGCTTATCGTTGTCTTTGGCATCTACTTTATCTACGACATCCTTTGTACTTTCTAATAGATATCTTTTGGTAATACCAACTTCTGACATTAGTTCTTCTATTTCTTTATCCACTTGCTCCCTCACTGTTTTACTTTTTAATAATAGTTTTGATTTACGTCTAGCATCATCAGAGTTTGATGTTTTAGGATATGCTTTGATATACGCACTCTCTGGATCTAGACCCATTGCAATGTATTTAGAGAATATCTTTTTTTGTTTGGTCATACCGCCATGTAATCTAGAATCATAGTTATCTCTTTTTACAAAACGATAAATACTATCAGTTATTTCTCCTTTTAAGGTGCTTGTATCTCTTATCGTGACCATTCCAATAACAGTTCGCACATAATCTACTTTTATTCTATTTCCTTTCATTGCATCTTTTTTTAGTATCTGCACTATCTTACCATCATCTGCAATACACCACTGACCTTCCTTGGCTTCTTTCCAGTTCTTAATTAGTTTTTCAGTAGGATGTGCCGTACGAAACTCCAGCTCGCTTTCGTAAGCATAGTGCGTGACCCCCTTTATCTTTCTTGATAGTGCCACTAGTTAGGGTTGTTTAAGCTATACTCGTCTATTTCTATTAATTCTAACTCAGGCATGTTGTTTACCCGATATACTAACTCTGCTATTAAACTAATATCTCTAGACTTTGGTTCAATAAGATCTAGGATCTTTAACTGATTGGATATCTGCTTACATCTTTCAATGTTAGTGAAGACATCCTTGATCTCATAGTCACCTGTTATAGCTCTTTCAAACATTGTTTTTTCTCTTTCCATATTTAAATTTAATAATAACTTGACAAGTTGCAACTATATATAATAATATTATCTATCCCCCCTATTTAGCCCGGTTGAATTTTATAATAGTACTATAGTATATATAGTATAGTAGTATATATAGTATTTATAGTATTAATAGTATTTATATATATTATATATATTATTATATATTATATATATTATATATTATATATATATTATATATATAGTAATTATAGTATATAGTATATATAGTATCCCGAGCTCTATATTATAGTATCCGCCCTAGTAAGCGATCCAAAAAACTTTAAAAAATTTCAGAAAAAAATATTAGTATGTGTTTCTTTCTTTTATTACACACACTACCCCCCGCATTTGCTTTTCTCGTTACAAAAATCGTGTTGACTTTTTTGTTTTGACTTCGTGCCTATTAAAATAATGTTGGAACTTTTTCTCTATATAGTCATATATAAGTCAGTACATTTTTTGAAAATTTGGATGCCCGTAGCGGTGGCTACTGAACGTAGAAAGAAGGTAGCATTATATATATCTATAATATTATAGATGCGGTTGTCTATAATAACTTAACCTTAAATAAAGGAAAATAATCATGCATATACATGACAATGAAATAGTACCTAATTGGAATAACCAACAAGACATTACTGATTTGGTAATGGCTGAATCTTCTGTAACTGAATCAGTTCCTGAGATTCGTAACCTTGGTGGTAATTATGACCCATTTATAGAAATTCATAAACAACCTACATTCTTACCTAGTGGTAAGCAATCAGGTGCTTATGCAATTACTTTGGGAGATAATGAAAAAGAGGTTGGTATCGTAAAGGACAATTACTTGTTAATTGAAAATCAAAAAATATCTGAAATAGGTCAAAGCATTATGGCTGATTCAGGTATAGACTTTCAACCTGATAAAATGTTCTTTAATGGTAAGCAATTTAGAGAAATCTATGTAGCTAAGGATGCTGGTCTAGAGGTACAAGTTCCTAGAGTAGGTGACTTAATTGGATTAGTTTGTGAAATACAGAATAGTTACGATAGTAGTATCAAAGCTGGTATCAATATCTATTTTCAAAGACTAGTATGTGAGAATGGTATGTTATCAAAAGCATTTGGTTTTGGACATACCTTTTGGCACACAAAGAACAACGTAAATTGGGCTAATGAAATTTCAAGAGCTACACAAGTTCTTAGAAATCAATCAGGGTCTAGATTACAATCGTTTGCTGAGGCTTGTGGTAGATTACAAAAACCTATCGAATTACAGGATGTAGCTAATATTAGGGAAAATTACTTACCTAAGCTACCTACCCAGCAATTTGGACAAATGATTGATAAGTACCTAACTGATAAGGATTACTCCGCTTGGGGTCTTCTTAATGCTGGTACAAACGTCTTATGGCATTCTAATAAGCTAACTACTGCTAATTTCAACAATAATAGTTTAGTAGTAGATGGTATGCTAGAATATGGTAAGACATTGACACCTGATACAACAGACCCTAATCAGTTAAGCTTCGCTTAATTTTCTAGGACACCGCAAAACACCTGAGCAAGTGTATAAACTGCTCATTTTTTATTTTCTGTAATTTAGATCTGATTCTGTAATTTTTTTAAATTATGTAATTATATAAACTTTACGGAGGAAATAACTTTTTTTGTAATACAACTCAACGAAGAAAATAATTTTTTTATCTAAATAACAACGAGACGGAGGAAATATTTATTTTTTAAAATATACAACTTGACGGAGGAAGTAATTATTTTTTATAAATCAATAGATATTATAGAATATGCCGTATATTACACAATATTAGGCAGATTGTACGATTTATAAAGGCTTATATAATTGTAATAAATCCTACCTTTATAAACATATTATATAATAGATTTAAAATAACTACACTCTAGGCATACACCCCTAGCCAAATTAATTACATATTTTTTTATATTTTTTGGAACTTTTTTAATACTATATCGTATAGTATATATAACAAAAACAAAAGGAGTTTTTAACATGAAAGTAAATGAAAAATATATCGGTGAGTATCAATGCGAGTTTGGAGAGGAAGCAGTTTTTACAATAATTAAAAGAGATAGTAAATTAATTGCTGGTACTATTTGTAACGCTGGATTAATTGAAGAATACGATTGGAATCTAGATAAATCATTTAGTACAGATGAAAATTTAAATGATTTTATAGAGTACATAAACGAAGAAGAAGAAAGAAGAATATAAAATAAATTGGAACTTTATTTAATTAACGTAGTATAAACAATAAACAAAGGACATAAAACAAATGGAACAAAAAAAATCAGTAACAATAAAAAAAGACTTTGGAAAAGACAGAGAGCCAATTAGAGCAAGATGTTTTTCTGATAGTGGATTTGATTGGCAGATGATAGTAGTTAATCAAAATTGGGATGAGGGAAAAAACATTGTATCAATAGGAACTAAAACAGACCCCTCTAGCGTAGGAGCAAATAAAATAGAATTGTTTTTTAATATTGAAGATGTACCCGCAGTAATAGCAACATTACAAAAAGTAGCACAAGACACACAAAAAGAGCAATTCAACAGAGAAATAAATTGGAACTTAAACGAACTAAACAGATAATAAAAATAAAGGAGAAAAAACAAATGAGACAATTCGATAAATACAAACAGAATCTAAGAGCAACAGACAATCATGTTTATAGTTATGAAACTAAGGTGGCGGAGATTAACCACGAAACTAGAACAATTAAGCCCCTTGGGTGGTGGTCTATGACAACATCAAAGCACATAAATTATGTGGGTTCTGAGTACGGCTACGAAGTACAGAAAGTAAAGTAAATTACACAATAAATAAAGGAGTACAGAAAATGAAAATAGTAATTGAAGATTATAACGGAAATGATATATGTAGTTTTAGGATTCCCTTACTTACTAACAATTCCAAATTTTATTTAGATATGCTTGAAGGGTGTAGCCTTGCAGATATTGAAGAAGATGAAGAATTAAATAAATGTATGAGAATACAATTAGATAGGAAAAATAAATAGATTACATGAATAAAATTAAATACAAAAAGATCGGAGTAAAAATATCTGAGAAAGTATTTAGAGATGTAAAAAATACTCTAATAACTAAAGGAATGGCAGATAATATAGGAGGGATTACAGACCAAGTTTTAGTAAAAATAATAAAGAGTATGACAGACAAAGAAAAAGAAGTACAAATAGAATATAAAACAGAAAGAGAAAAATAATACGGAACTTTATTTGATTAGTTGCGTATAATAAGAAACAAACAGAAAGGACATAACATGAGAAAGTATTTATTCAGAGTAGTTAAGTACGAATTATACGAAGTAGATGCTGATAATATAGACGAGGCTATGGATATATTATTAGAGGACTCTGGCGAACCTATAGACAATTTTTATCATTGTGATTCATTTAACGATACAACATATACAGAAGTAAAAAACAATGATATAGAAAAAGCAAAAGCAGAACTAAAAGAAGGAATAGAGGAGTATTAAAAATGACAGAAAAAGAATTTGAGAAAGCGACAGAAGGAATTACCTATAAAATGGTAGAATCTATGCAAAGTACAGAAATCGTTAATCATACAGAAGGCTACCACTTATACAGATATTCAAACGATGACACAAACGAAGGAGATTTAGGAATTGTAGTACTTATAGAAAATGAAACAGATGAAGAACTAGCAGTTGTATTATTAGATAAAGATGAAGAATTATTATTCGATATGTTAATTTAATTTGGAACTTTTAATAAATACAGACGTATAAAAAGAAAACAAGGAGATAAAATGTTAAACCCTGAAACAACAGAAGAAAAACCAAACAAGTGTTGCACAGATTTAGATTATGAGTATGGCGATGCAGTTGAATGGGAAGTGTGGAGTTGTGATAAATGTAATAATTCATATCTTGTAGATATTGAAATAGTTAGAGACTTTAAAAATATGAAACAAGTAAAATGATAAAAACATTTGACGAAATAGTACAATGGCTGAGAGATAGGAACGCAGATGAGAACAACGAATGTTCCGATACTTGGCTAGTTGCAGAGGCTTACTCTCTAGGAGAAATAGACCTAGATGAAAAGAGTAGAGGATATATAATAAACAAGGAGATAAAACAATGAAGAGAACAATAACAGAACATGAATTTATAGACGGCTTTAAAGGTAGCTACGCAGATAGTTTTACTTATGAAGGAAAGAAAGCACTCTATGAATACTTTACACAACTAGAAGAAGATACTAGTTTTGAGATAGAATTTGATCCGATTGCAATACATTGCGAATATACAGAATACGATGACTTTACAGAATTTTTAGAGGATTATGAGGACTACGCAAAAGAGCACAATATAAAAGAGATAGACGATATTGCAGAGCATACACAATTAATAAGGTACGATGGTGGACTAGACCATAAATTTATAATACAACAATTTTAGAAAGGATATAAAATGACAGAGGGACATAGAAAGACATTAAAATTATATATTAGATTTGTAATAAGAGATATATTAACGACTAAGGAATTACAAAAATTACAGAGAATCATTCAAGAAGAAATACAAGAAAGGGAATACTAATGGACATAATACAATTATCATATCATAGGAACGGAGTTTGTGGAGATGGGTTCTATACGGGAATCATTAAAACAGAGGATAATGAGAGGAAAGTATTTACTCACTTTCCAGATTGTAACGAAGAAGGCGAAATAATACATGGGGATAATTGCAGAACCGCAATACTAGACCTAGATATATTAAAAGAGAAAGAGGATACTAGATTCTTCCATAACTCATGGAGAGGCGACCACTACCACGATTTTATTGTAGATGCAATTATAGACTACAACAAAGAAATTGTAAAAAAGTGGGAACAAAACAATAAAGAACTAGTATAAAGGGTAAAGAAAGGAAATAATATGTATAAATATAAAGTAAATCTAAGGCATGAACCTAACCCCGATATAGAGTATGCAAATGGTAGTGGGTATTGGGGATTACCTACGGATAAAAAAGAGATTACCATTAAGGCTAATACATTACGAGAAGTACAAGATAAGTTTGATGATTGGAAGAATAGAAATGATTTAGGTGGTGGCAATGTACCCTACATTTACATACGAGATACAGAAAACAATAAGATTGCACATATAAGTTATAATTGTAGGATATGGGATATGAACGACAATGAAATAACAGAGGAATTGTAATGAAAGTGAGTGAATTAATAAGTAGAATGTTAGTTATTTGTGAAAGAGGAGATGTTTCACCTGATGAAGTTGAAGTGTTATTTAGACCACATTATGATTCAGATGATTATAATGTAAACTACGCACACGAAGACCTATTCTATGAAAAAACAAATAATATATCAACTAGTATAATGTTACTAGAAGATGATATGGAGATATAATATGAATAGTGAAATAATATCAATGATACAAAAGAGATTGGAAAAAGGTAAAAGGCAATACGGAGATGTAATAGATGTATATGATGGTAGGGATTGGATACAAGAAACATTAGAAGAACTATTAGATGCACAAGTTTATTTGACGGCAGAGCTATTAAAGCTTAGAGACTCTAGGAAGCGAAAAAAGATTGAAGTGCCAGTATACTACCATGAAGATGAGAACGGAGCATTTACCTATGATTTTGAGGCTATGGTAGAGTTTTTTAACAATAGATTGGATGAACTAAGATGATTACAGAAAAAGATCTAATATTTGATGAATTGTACGATGAGTTTAAACGTACTATGGATAACGATAGTGTGAACCTACTTGCCTATGCAGAAGAACATGATATTGATGACGATACAATGATGTTAATGTGGGAGACATACATAATAGAAGTAGGAAAAAGAAACGGAGTACAGAAATGAGCAGAATTAAGAAAGAAGTAACAGAAAGTCCATTTAAAGACCTAATACAGAGGAAAGATATATTCTCTGATATAATGTTGGGCAATTTAATGAGACAACACGAAATAAAAAGAAGTCTAAATAGAAAGAAGAAATACATACACGATACAGATAAAACAATTAAGGCTTGTCCCAAATGTAATAGATGTTGGGAGCGAACTAGATTAACGGGTAACCATAGAGATAAGAAAACAATCTATTATGATAACTTTCCTAAGTTTGGTAAAGAGATTAAATCGTGTAATAAATGTAAGGCACAAAAGGAGTTATAATTGTACAATAATGATAAAGATAGCATTTTTTTAGTGCACAAAACTGGAGAAGCGGTAAAGGTTAAATTAAATTTAGCTAAAAATTATATTAAAAGTTTGCAAAGAGGAGGTATACCCTTTCTAAGAAAGATTGGATGGGATATATCAAAGCAAGATAAAAGAAAGTATAGGAATTGGAAAGACTTAAAAAGAGAAAGGATATTTGGGAGTGGAAAAGAAAAAAGCAATATGTAAGATATCATTTAGTGGGAATTTCCCTGATAAAAAAAATATAGATATAGAATTTTATAAGCATAAAGGATTACTGAAATTCAATGACTTTGATAAATGCACTATATTACAGAATATGATCAATGTACTGACAGAAGTACAAGAATCTTACGCTAATAAATATTATGATGAGTTAGTTGAAAGGGGGGAAGCTTTAGGTAGTGGAATGTTTGAGGCAGATGAAAAATATTTAAAAAATTCTAAGAGGTGGCAAGGTGAAGTTTTTGTTGATACTAAAAATTAATTTGGAACTTTTTGAAACTTGGTGCGTATAAGAAGTAAGCACGAAGCTTAAAATAAAACAAAAAACAAGGAGTTAATATGAATACATTATTAAAAAATGCACCTACTTGTTCGGTCATTGAAAATAATGAGAACATTAGGTTTGATTCATTATCTAATCTAATTGATGATGTCAGACACGAGATTTATGTCATTGAAGAGGAGGAGTTAATTGAGGATGCTAAAGATACTTTAGATTTAGTTAAGCACTCTAACGTCAGACCACATACTTTAAAACAATATAAAGATGCTTATGATAACATCAAGAGAGAGTACAAAGAACTCAAAGATTATCTCAAGTACTTAAAAGGGGGTAAGTAGGATGAAAGAATTTTATTACACAATAAAAGTAACTGGCTACATAGAAGCCAAGAGCAAAAAGAAAGCACTCAAAGAAGTGAAGGAATACAAAGAGCATTTTATGTGCGATGATCCGTATCCCATAATAAAAGTAAAGGAGTTGTAAGATGCCATATAGATATAAAGGCTATGGATTTAGTAGAAAAGAAAAAGAATATTTTAAAAAAAGAGCAAATAAAGTAAGGTTAGATAATAATAAATCATTATGTTGTAATGAGGAATTACTAGGAGATGGACATTGTAGTAGTTGCCAACACTGGGGGATGGATTAATGAAGAAAGTAAATATAAAAACAATGGTAGTTGGTAAGGATAGTACCCGAGGTCTACAAACCCCAAGGTTTAGATTGCATAGTGGGGAAACCAATCCAAGTGAGCTAATGGTAACACATTATGGAATAACACCTAGATTTGTGAATGAACAACCTGATGTAGAAGTAACCAATATATACAATGTAGTAGATATACTTAATGAATGTATTGATGACTACCACGAGAAGCACAAAGACGATTAAGTTGGATTTGAACCACCTTTAGTATTATATTAAACTAAGGATATAATTAAAACAAGATGGGAATCAGAGAAGAACTAGTAGAAAGAAGTGGTAATGACGAGATGTTATTTGCAGATGGTTACGATGATGCCTTGATAGGATATACTGATGGTGGTATTGCCGTCTACTCTATTGAAAGTATCATACGAATAATGATTACACAAGAAGAGATGACAGAAGAAGATGCTTTAGATCATTTTTATTATAATGTATCAGGAGCGTATGTCGGAGAGTATACACCAATCTATGTACATGATATAGAATGGGGTGTGTAATTGATAAAGAGATGTAGTAAGTGTAAAAAGTATAAATTTAAATGGAAGTACAATAAAAATAGAAGAAAGAAAGACGGACTACAACACCAATGCAGACCTTGCCAACATGAATACCACAATAATAAATGGTATCCAAAGAACAAAGACAAGAGAGTAAAGTCTGTAAAGGATTACAAGTGGAGAAAAAGAGAAGAGAATTATAGGAGAGTAGTAAAAGAATATTTTGTTAATGGTTGTGTTGATTGTGGCGAAAAGAATGTAAGAGTATTAGAGTTTGACCATGTTCGAGGGACAAAAAGAAAGGTAGGAAAGAAGGGATTAGAAGGAGTTTCTTACATGATTAGGCATGGATATAAATGGAAGACGATAAAAGAAGAAATAGACAAATGCGAGGTCAGATGTCGTAACTGCCACAAGGAAAGAACATGGAAAGAAAACAATTATTGGAAAGGTTTTGAAGATATTACAAAAAATAATGGAACAAATAGAAAGGATAATAGTTAGAAAGGATATGAAGTTAATAACAATAAAAGAAAATCAAGGTCATAATGGAGAGCGTGAGGTAGTAACATACATCACTTATGATCCAAATACTGGTAAAGAATATGACGTAGCTGATATGCATGAAATGGAGCATGGCAAATGTTTTCGGTATTAAATAATATTAAAAGTGATATTCGCAAAGATATTAAGTCTGTAGAAAAAGCATGGAAAGATAATCCTAGTAACGACTACTACTTTGCAGAGATATCAGGATTAAGAAGAGCACTTAATTATGTAACTAGAGCAGAATCTAGAGAGTATACTGCCTTAGATAGATGGGCACAATCAATGAATGAAAGGGAATTAAATGAATCTAATATTGGGTAACGGACAAGAGATTAGTATCCACGATATTAAATCTATTGAAGTTGAACAAACGGAAAAAGCTTTTAAACAATATTATAAGACTTTGGTGATTACCACTCAGGATGATCAGGAAGTACAGATAAATCTTTTTTCTAAGGACAAAGAAGTATTATTATAATGATAACGAAGGGGATAGTTTTGGTTGGTTTTATTGTCCTTCTTGTTTACCAACCTCTCTTAAATAACGTCATGTATAGGCTATCCCCTTCTCCTCACATACCAAAGGATATAATATAATGGATATACAAAAAGTTTATGACGAATGGTTGCGTTCTGAAAATGAATTGCATTACAGAAAAAGATATGAGGGTAAGGAAGATTGGTTTCATGCATCAGCATCAGGGATGTGTATGCGTAAACATTACTTTCAGCATGTTGCAGGACTAGAACCTAAGCCAGTCAACGACGATACTATGAGATTATTTAGACTAGGAGACTTAGTGCATGAAGATATACAAGAAGCCGTAAGAAACTATGCAGATAAGAATGGTGCTCAGGTTATGATTGAAAGAGAGATACGAATACCTGAAGTAAATGTAAGAGGTTTCTTTGATTTACTTTTAGTAGAAGATGGGGCAATGATTGATATAAAGACTTGTAATGCTTGGAAATGGAAGAATCTATTTGGTAGAAACCCTGATCCAAACCCAGCTATAAACTACTATTTACAGCTTGGAACATACGGATGGTGGTATGAAGAAGATTCGGGGAACAAATTGAAAAAGCTTGCGTTACTATACTATAATAAAGATAATAGTAGAATGAGAGAAAAAGTCATACCGATATCATATATAGATAAAGCTAAAGAATATTGGTATGATGTAAAGAAACGTTTTAAAAAAGGAAACCCACCTATAGAACTTGGGATTGCACCAGTATATAATTGGGAATGCAATATCAAATACTGCAACTTCTATGAAGTGTGTGGGGGTGGATTAAAAGGAAAGGGAACAGACCTATGAGTGAAAAGAAACCCGATTGGGATAAAATAACTGAAGGTAAGATAAGGCATGGTATAGCCGTAGAAGCTTTCAGCAAGGGCATGGAACTCAATGCTGATAACATGAGGACTATGGAAAGATGGGTGCAATTTGTGATACATGGTTACGATGGTATCAAAGAGAAGTTAGATGCACATCAACAAACAATGTCAGAGCAAGAGACTATAGATAAGGTTAAAGATACCTTTGATGGTGAAGAAGTAGACACTGATAAGTACATTAAAGATGCGATAGAAAAAGCGGCTGTTGGTCTTGACAGAAAGAATAAGAACATCGTTATGGCTAGACTCAGGGATGGTAAAATTAATACAGATAACCTACAAGCGTGCCTAGACAGAATAGAAGTACTGAAGAAAGGATAGTATGGTTGACATTGGGGATGCTTACTATCCAAGTGATTTGGATGATAATAGACTTTCTGTACCAAAAGGCAGATATACTGCTGTGATAACAGATCTTTCTATATCTGAGAATGTCAGGTTTGGCAAACATATTGCTGATGTATTTAAACCAGTGTATGCTATTGACAAAGAAAGTCATCCCCAATATGATGGTTGCTCTGTGATAGATAATGGCATTTTCAGATATAAGAAGGTAGGGGATTCACCATACGACCATAGTAAAAACTGGGGCTTTGCAAAATTCTTGTCCGTAATGGGACTTCGCAAAAAGGATAGGGAAGGTGGGCAACTGCCTTTCCTATACCTAAATGATATAAAAGGTGCTGTTGTATTGATAGATGTATTTATGAAACGTTTTATAAATGATTTGGATTCTGAAATAGCTTACCCAGTATGTAGAACAATTCAATTACAAAAACCTGCGGAAGTACCATTCTAATGAAGTTCAATGAGTCCTTATCAAGTGGTAAACAATCTGAAAACATTATATTAAAAATGGTACAGAATAAATATCCTAAAGCATATATCAAAGAAGGGTATCATAAAGAATATGATATAATGATACCTGAGATAAATAAAACAATAGAGGTAAAGAAAGATTTTAAATCACAATATACTGGTAATGTAGTTATAGAAATGGAAATGAATAATAGACCATCAGGCTTACAAACTACCACTGCTGATTGGTGGGTATTTCATTTAGATGAAACAGAAATAGTGTGGATCACATTAGAAAGATTAAAAGAAATGGTAGAGCTTGAGGGTTATAAACTAGTAGAGTTTATTGGTGATGGCGATGAGATAAGTAAACAAGCTTACTTAGTACCTAAGAAAGATTTATATATGTATAGCAATAAAATAAAAGAAATAAATAAGGATGATACATTATGAAGAAACAAAAGTGTGTAGCAAATATTAAGTTCTCACTACAAGAAGTAGAGCTTATGATAAACTCACTAGAGAATTTAATCAGGATAGAGATACCATTTCAGGATAGTGCTGACTGGAGAAAGCCTTATGAGATGTTATTAAAAGATCTAAAAAAGATTAAGTCTGATATGAAAAACAAGATAGAAGAAGCAATGTTAAATAGAGAACATCAAAAGACTTCTACAATATATGGTGAAGTATGTGAGGTATGCGAATGAAGAACAAAGAAAATGTAAGAAGAGGTAGAAGAGCGAGACAGCGTGGAGCAGAACTGCAAAGGCAAGCTGTACGCATGGCAAAAGATTTAGGACTAGAGGCATTTAATCGTGATAGGGGTGGTGCACAACATGAACAAGGCGACATAGAAATTGAAGGTCATTGGTATGGGTGCAAAAGAAGAACTCGTATTGCTCAATGGCTCAAGCCTGAAAAAGAAGAAGAAGGAGTTGTAGTTAGAGAAGATAGGGGTAAGCCTTATATTGTATTAGACTATGAATACTTTTTAAATATGCTATCTATAATGAAAGAGATGGCAGACTAATTGTTAACAAACGAGGTGGTCTACTTTATAAATTTAAAATGAGAGACTTTTAAATGAAATTGGTTGGCGAACTAAAGATAAGGTAGACCATCTCATAATAAGGAGAAAACAGCATGGCTGAATACAAACAAAAAGATCAGTCTTTCAAGCTTTGGAAGAATGATTACAAAAAGGAAGGCGATAAGAAGCCTGATTACACTGGTACTGGATTAATCAATGGAGAAGAAAAACAAGTCTCTATGTGGATTAATGAAGATAAGAATGGAAAAAGATACTTATCTGGGTCTATCAGTGAGCCTTACAAGAAAAAAGACAGCCCTTTCTAGGGTTTTCAGTCTTGTTTAATAATGAGGGGGCTAGTGCCCCCTTTTTATTGATAAAATAATTAAGCGATACTTATATCAAAAAACTTTTTTTATGGCTAAATACGGCATCCTAGGGGCACTTTTTTTCTTCAATGTTTGAATTTTGTACAATGTTAAACAAAGTATGTGCTTTTTGTACTAAATCTAAATGGAATCCATATATTGAGGATTATGACGATGAAGATAGATTGTTTTGTGGTGTGTCATCAGGGTTTGATACTAGGGTAGAAGCATTAGATGAGTGCTGGATGAATATGTCTAAAGGTAAAAGAAATAATTTTACCAAAGCTAAAAGAGAAGAATATCAAATATTAAAAACAAATAGGAGTTAGAATGGATATATTAGATGATTACCCACAAGAAAGAAAAAGTATAAAGTGGAATTACTTTAGTGATGATACGATCATACCTGATAGTGAACAACTTACAGATGAAGAAAGAAAGAAATTAACTAACCTAATAGGTCTGTGCGTGAATCGAGTTATAGATTTTAATGAGTATTACACAAAACTAGCTGAATTTTGGAATGAGGTAGGAGAACCTGAGTACGCTAAAGAAGCTTTACTTAGAGTAGAAGATTAGAATGTAAACAACTCTGCATACATATCAATAAGTTCATCATGTCTTAATAATCTATTGTATGCTTTATCACCGATTCTTTTGCGGAGATCGTTAAGTCTCTCTGTATATACTAAATCATTTTTTCCGGGTGCTATCTTAGATTTTAATAAAAGTCTTTTACCTAGTAATGATTGAGAAATACTAGATGGGTCTTTACCACCTTCAGAAACTGCATCTACTATAAATTTATTGATTGTAGCTGGATCATCACCCTTCATAATACCTTCATAAGCTTTTTTCATATTAGTTCTAAATGCTTTTATCTCTTTATCAGGGTTAGATTTAAACGTACCACCATATTTATTTTCAAACTTCCATCTGTAGTAAGCCTTAATAGCATTATTATCTTTTTGAGCTTCAGGATTTCCTAATCCAAAACCAACTAATGTTTGTTTAAACACTCTATTTGCAGGAAAAAATCTTTCTCCAAACTTTATTGCTCTATCCATAGCTTCATCATAAGTGTATTTACCTTTACCACTTACAGCTTCTGTTAGTTCTTTTGCAAGTACCCAAGGATAAAATATATCAAGCACACTTTCTTTACCACCAGCAGTAGATTGTAATATTTGACCATATAATCCAGCAAATGTTGTGTAACCCCAAGATTTAATTAAAAATTCTAATGGCTTTTCTTTAACTTCATTCCACTTTATCTCAACATTGTCTGAACCACCATACATATAAGCTAGTAAAAATTGTGCAGTAGCTCCTGATACAGCACCTCCAAATAAATCACTAAGACTTGACTTGGTAACATCTACTAATTTTTTATAGTCTTTTTCAGCTATGGATTCATTTATAGCCTTTGAGTTAGTTCTTACTATTCTATTTAAAGACCTTATTTTCATTTGAGCGTATGTTTCAAATGCAGTAGCCGCTCTAAATATTCTATTTTGCTCTAACCTTGATTGCTCACCAGCTCTCTGTGCACCCCCAGTTAATGCAGATGGAGCTCTTCTTATTAATGCATCGTATAATTGTTGTGGTGCTTTACCTGATACCATTAACTCTGCTTCCGATCTAGAAAATCCCATTTCTCTTAAAAATAAAACATCAGTAC